CAATTCTGTAGATCATGGGGAATCATTTGATGGATTCATGACATGGTCTGCTATTAAAACTACAAATGGAAAGATTGCTTTAGATGGAGTTGGACAGGATGTGAATATAACTCATGAGTTTTTTATCAGATTTGATGATAGAGTAACTTCTGAGAATTTCATACAAGATGAGGCTGGTAGAAGATACAGAATCGTTTCTGTTGAAAATTATGAAGAGCGTAATGAATACCTTCGTTTGCTTACTACAGAACGTGGGTATAATGAAGCAGCAAAAGCATGAAAGTATCGTTAGAAATAGATGGGCCTACTGAAGAAACTCTTGATAAAATAAAAAATCAGTCTAAAAATGTAAGAAAAACGATACACTCTACATTCCATTTCATGGGGCACGATCTCAAAAAGAAAATTGCTGCTGATATAAAGGATACAACCAATAAAACTGGCAGAGTATATACTGTAAGAGGATCAAAATCAAAAGGGCTTTATTTAATTTTCGATCCAATTACTGCTACTGTAATTAATATATATAGAGGCAGAAGAAGAAGGCACCAATCTAGTGCTCCTGGCGAAACTCATGCAGATTTAACTGGGAATTTGAGGAAATCCCTAGGATGGAAAGTGAGTGGTAAGAAATTGCAAATTGGATATGGAGCTGGCGCTCCTGATTATGCTGAAATAGAATTTGGATATGGCAAAGTAGAAGCAAGACCTTCAATTGGAAATCGAGTTGAAGGAGTTACATTTGAGACTTTCTTTGAAATGGATTTAGAAAAACGTGATCGCAAGTGATGTTGCACATAGGCTGACTTCTCAGCTGCCTAAGTATACTGATCTAGTATCTGATGTATACGATATAAGCAATATAACAACATCATTAGGAGTCTCAACAGTTACAACTAGTTTGCCTCATAATATATCAGTTGGAGACCCAATAAGTATAACTGACGTAGATGTACCCATCCCACAGAGCACTCTCAGTAGAGTTTTAACTGTGGGCACCATTATAACAACAATTGATCATGATCTTACTAAGTCTATTGCGCCTACAATAACAATAATTGGTGCAGATGATAGTAATTTCAATGGGGAATTCAGCGTTATCCAGATTGTGAATAGAAGGACTATTAAATTTACAATGGATGATTCAGGAGCCACTTCCACAAGCAATGGCTCAATATTAAGTGCTTCTAGTTATATACAATCTAATAATGGCAATTTCCAAGTATCTACAGTTCCAACTCCAACTACATTCACATTTTCTGCAACTAATGCAATTGATGGATCCGCATCTAGTGGAAAAGTGAAAGCAAATACTAGAATAAGTGCAGCAGCAAATTTACCAAGAGCAGTAGATTCTTTTACTAAGCAATCAATAGACAAAGTATTTATTTTTGTAGTTCTTGGGGACTCCAGTGCATCAAAAGATCGGTCTACTAATACAGATCTTACTTCAAATCTAACAAGATCAAATTACTTTAGACAACAAATTCAAGAATACATATCTATATATGTGATATCAAATACTAAAGATGAAATAGCAGGAAGAAAAATACGAGATGAGATGCAAACTCTTTTTCTTGCTATAACAAAATCTATTGCATTTTTCCGTTTTGATACTAATATGTCAGCAGCAAAAAGTGATCCTTTGGTTTTTGTAAATCATGGAATTGAAAGATATGATGGTGCAATATACATACATGCTTTTAATTTTGAGTGCTCTACTGAATTTACATTTAAGGACACTAGTGGATATGACGATGATGTGGCATTCCGTGATATTGATATGACTGCTGATCAAAACATAGGAACGGAAATAACAGCAATTGATCAAATGAATCTTGATGATGAGGAGTATGTCCCATAATGAGAATTAAAATAAATAAGGCTTTTGGAAAATACAAAGAAGGTGAAAACATCACTATTAAAACTAATGGTGATATTCCCACTTCAAATTTTTGGCGGCGTCGATTGCGAGATGCCGCTATTGATGGTTGCTGCGAAATATTGGAGGAAAAGCCTCCAAAGAAATCGAAAAAGGCAGCCGATGAGGACACAAACTAATGACTGAAATTCGACAGCCTGATGTAAGTCTCAGCCTCGTTAGTGCTGATCTTGAGGTTGCTAATGCTCCACAAAAGGTTCTTTTGGTTGGGCAAATGATCGCAGGTGATGCTACTGCCGGTGAATTGGTTGAGGATATTGGCAATAGCGGTGAAGAGAGTGCCCTATTTCAGAGAGATAGCCATCTAGCTGAAATGGTTCGAGCATTTAAGAGAATTGCTCCACAAGTTCAGCTTGATGCCATTCCATTGGCTGATGCCGCAGGGACATCTGCTGCTTGGGACATCGTCGTCTCCGGTACTGCAACGGAAGCTGGAACGATTTTGTTAAACGCAGGATCAGATAAAAATCACAAACTAACCGTAGCAGTAAGTGATGGTGATAGTGCTGCTACCGTGGCTACTGCTATAGAATCCGCAGTTGATGCAGATCTTAATTGCTTGTTTACTCCAAATCAATCAGCTGGAACTTGTACGCTGACTTACAATAATGATGGATTAATAGGCAATGGAGTTCCAGTAGGAATTGAACTTCAAGGGTCATTCTCTGGATCAATAGAAGGTTTGACCTTTACCATTACAGAAAATGCGGTTGGTGCCACCGATCCTACTATTAACGCTGCAACTTTTGATGTACTAGGCAATCGAAGATATCAAGGGATAGTTATGCCCTATGCAGGAGGTCACGATCCTGTGGCCACTTTCCTTGATGGCAGATTCAATATGAATAATAGAGTACAGGATGGCGTTGCTTTTGGCTATACTCTAGGCACTTATTCACAATGTGATGCTGTTGTAACTGCTCTGAATAGCAAATCTCTTGTTATATTCTGCGATGAGAGCACAAGTGCGGATGGTCACTATGTTGGTGCCTCTATGCCTGAAAATCCGAGTGTTACAATTACCTCATTCACAGCACTAAGAGCACTTCGCCTCACAGCAGATGCTTCAATTAGCAGGTATCTGACGACAACTGCTTCGAGAGATCAATTTGGAGGAACTGCTACTGCTTCTTTACCGTATTTCAATAGCACAATTCCTCAACTTCCTATACCTAGAGCAGATTTGGGATTTTCTGATGTTGAGCTTGAAGATATAGTCACCGATGGTGGTGCAGTTATCGGGAAAAATTCCACTGGTACAGGAAATCTAGTTGGAGAAGTCCCAACAACATACAAGACTGATCCTGCTGCTAATGATGATCTTAGCTGGAAATTCCTCAATTATGTAGATACTATGTCTGCAGTTCGTGAATATTTCTTTAACAATTACAAGAAGCGATTTGCGCAGTCTCGACTCACAGAAGGAACTGTAATTCGTGGTCGTGATATGGTGAATAGAGCAATTTTTGAAGCATATACTGATAGGCTTTATGGGGATCTTTCAGGATCTGATTTTGTTCTACTTCAAGATGGTCCAAGTGCAGTTAAATTTTTCAAGGAAAATCGGACTGTTGTTCTTGATCTTTCAGTTGGCAAAGTAACGGTTACTATGCGGACTCCTATTGTAACACAAACCCGCACAATAATCGGAACAATACAAATTGTGTTTAGCACTGAAGAGGATTGATAATGATTCAGCTAAGTGACGCTACATTTAGTGTAAATAATGAAGCAATTCCTACTATTCCTAACAGCATATCCTTTACAGAAGGGCTTGGTGAGCAAAGTATGAAAGCTGCTTCAATCGGAGGAGGTGCAGTAGAGGAAATTTATGCAAATGATATTGAGAGTAACTTTTCAATGGTCAAAGCTGAAATCCCTGCAACTCCTGAGATGATTGAACTTGTAAAGGAGTGGAAGACAAATAGGAATAATAATGTAGTTCAAATTATTGGTGAAACTCCTGAAGGCACTTTAACGAGAACTTTTTCGCGCGCAGCTTTAACAAGTGATTATGAAGTTGGAATCGGAGCAGATGCTACAATTCCAGTAGACTTTAAGTCCATGCCTGCAACCTAGAAAGGACCCCATCGTGAAGACATTTGATTTCCCTCTTGCAGAACCTATTGAATATTCAAAAGGTGGAGATACGACTGAAGCAAATTCAATTACATTCTATGCACCAAAGCCCAATCAAAGAAAGAAAACAACAAAAATAAAGCAGATGTTCTTTAGATCATTGCCAAGTAGTCCAGAAGGACAGGAAAGCAAAGAGAGCAATGATCTTGAAATATCAGGGGCTGAGGTTTTGTTTCTTATTGCACAATCAACAAATGTTGAATATCCTGATTTTATTGAACTGGGAAGATCTTTGATAACTGATAAAGTTGGAAGGATGGATGATACTGAATTTTTCACTGCTTTTATTGCAGATAAATTTGATATTGAAATCCTTGAAGCAATGATTGGAGAATATGTTGCAAATTTTATC